GACTTGTGTATGTACTGCTGGTACGCATCCATCTAATCTATTACTCCTGTTATTCCTAGTGTCTCGTTTATTATTGCGTGTGCGGCCATGTTTAGAAGCATGTACACACCGTCTGGGTACTGTTCGTTAGCAGCTATCTCAAACACTTCACCGTCTTTGTACATCACGACAGCCACCTTAACTTCTTTTCCTTCTTGTTCGTAATCAAGCGCCTTGACTGAAAAGGCCGCGAGGAACTCAGAAGTGGTAATATCTTTCTCTTTCTTTCCGAAGTTACCCTCAACTATCTTCACGAGCCTACTTCCTTTATCAACCACTCTAGGTAGACCTTGGCTTTCTTGAGGTCTTCTAAACCGTTCTTGTATTCGTAGCGCCAGAGGTACTTCAAGCAGTTGCCTTTGAGGTAACCCTTGTACTCTTGTGGGTGCATAGAAGCCTTGATTGCTTCGATAGCTTCAATGGCCCCACGGTTGTAGTGGTCTGGCTGGGTGACGGGGTTGTTTATATCTTGAGGGTGGTACAGTTTACCGTACGCTGTTTTACTGGATACGTTCCACTCTTCGGGTGTTGCATCATCAATACTCATCTTCATCGTATTCCTCTTCTTGCTCCTGAAATTCTTCGTAAAAGAACTCTAGGCGTTTGATGAGCTTGTCTTCAAAGCGGTCTAGTATTTCTGCTGCTGATATTTGTAGGGCTTCTAGAAGATCGTCGGGGTCGTACAACCGCAACAACCGCTCTTTAGTTTCTTCTAGTGTCAGAGACATAATCGACTAATTCCTTGAGCGTACTAGTATCGTACCATTTTATGTTATTTTTGTCACACCACTGGGCCATCGTATTTCTGGTACTTTTACTCACTTTTTGGTTTGGCTTCATAAGTACGAAGATAAGTTCCTGATTGCTTCCGAGGCAGTTAGAGATTGAGCGGTACTTCTGGGTGTCCCCCGCTCTGAAGTACCCTTTACATTCGATGTAATAAGTAACACCTTGTTTTTCGTACACAAAGTCTGGGGTGTACTTTCGTTCAATTCTGTACGGGACTTGGCACGACTCGTACGTAAAACCAAATGGTTGTAGCTGCTGCGCGACATCTTTCTCAAATCCTGATCTGTAACCGTTTAGTTGTTTGCCTTTAGTTTTTCTACCCATTAGTGAAAACGCCTTCCTTCAAACCAAGCAACAATACTTTTTCTAGTGCCGCTTGTAACAGGTGTTACTCTGTGAGACATAAAAGAAGGGAACACTATAGCAGTACCTTTTGTTCTGAACTGTTCAGGAGTGTACTCGTGGCTAGACAAAAACTGAAAGTCTCCCCCCTGATACTCGTTGCTGTTAGTTAGCTGAAGAGTAACACTTAGCTTTCTTTGAAAGGGACTGTTGTCAAAAAACACATCAGTGTGCCAGCTATAGTGATCGCCTCCCTCCTCGTAAACTGTGTACTGCAGACCGTTCAGTCCTGCTAAATCAAATCCGTACACCTTTTTGTTTGCGTCGTAAAGAACATCTGATAATCTACTGTATAAAAAATTCCAGAGTTCGTGCTGCGCTGGTTCATTCTTAAAAAGGAATCCTGTCTTTCCTTTTCTACTCTTTGGTTTTTCTTCTTTAACTGCTTGTTTTCCAACTGTGGCCGTTCGTAAAGAAACAACAGCATCAGCGTACTTTGTAATGTAGTCGCAGTCTGCTTCAGAAAACCAGTTGTTGTACAAAGAACATACCTTCATTTTAGTACTTACCTAAGTTCGATTTCCGGGACTTGCGGCTCATTAGCCACCTCCACTAAGTAACGTGGGCCGTTAGCGTAGGCAAAGCCTCTAACGTCAGGCCAACAAGTTTTTTTATAAGAGCAGTACGAACAACCTACTGCCAGTTTTTTGTTGCCGCTTTTACCGTCTGAAACAGCCTCGTAACAATGCTCGGGTGGTTCTTCTTGTTGAACAACTTCTTTGATGTGTTCTATACGTTCTTCGATGTCGTAAGAGATTGTGTTGTGAACGAAAGCCTTCGTGTCCTCTGTATCGTACATCAGGTACGTCAGGTGTCCGTTCTGCTTGTCCATAGCTAACCAACCAAAACGGTTGTCTCTTCCCTCTGAATGTGCATAAGCCTTAATTTGAGCAACGTAGCCAAACGGGTCGTCAAGAGCCATACTTCCGTCCTTGAATTTCTTAAACCCAAAAGTGGACACAGACTTAACATCAGTGACAACACCATCAATCTTACAGTCCATAGACCCTGTAATGCCCGAAACCTCACACCTCTTTTGTTCATCAGTAACCTCGTGTCCGGATAGTTTTGTTAAAAATAACAACATCTCTTCGATCAAGTGGCCGTACATAAACTTAACGTAAGTGTTAGGTGATAGTTCTTCTGACACGTCTGGGTTGTTGACCGCGTTCCACAGGTAACGATCTTTACGTCCGATGTTAGACATACGCAGGGTACGTCCGTCCCTTTTCTCAGTGAACAGGTTGGTCATCAGACGTTTACAGTTTTCCCCGAACTGGTCTATCTCGTCGTACAGATCAACACCTTCGGCTGGCTCTTTGTCGGCCACCGTCTTGTATATGTCTTGTACCAGTGTGTGTATGTTCATTCTTCATGCTCCACCCACCGACACTTACGGGTTTGTCCGTTGAACTCTACGAGCTGTACACGTAAAAGTTTCTGTTCTTCTGTACGTGAATGACCGTACCGTGTATCAGTGTTCTTAGATTTTACATCGATGAACACAGGCACTCCGTTCCTGAGAGCAACTAAGTCGATAGCTCCGGTGCATCCAGCGTTGCGGAAGACTTCGTAACCCTCGTCCCACAGCCAAGTTGTTACGTAGAATTCCGCTATGTCACCCAAACGATTCGTATCTGTTATCTTCTCATTCATTCTGGAACTCCTCTAAAAAGTCTGACAGCGATGTTAGTTTGTCTTGCGTCAAAGCGTGGAGCTTACCCCAACCCAAATCTGTTATTGTATCTTCGCTCAGCAAGTCTTCACGTTTTGCGAAACCCTTTATATCATAAGTAGGACACTCACCCACGAGTAACATGTAGTAATCACAGGCTTTGTTTTTCTTTTGGCGACCAGCTATTAGTCTGCCTGTCTGGTACTTGGTAGCCTTGACGTCTATGGTGACTCCGTTGTAAGTGAGGTCATGTACTTGGATCTCTTCAGTTAAGTCGGGCCACACGTTCAGAGCCTTGGCTGCTGCCAGTTCAGAGGCCATGCCTTCGAGATCAGTTTCGTAGTCTGACTGTGGCCCCTTTCTGTTGTTGGAGATATTCTTTTCCCTGTTACTGTCAAACCTACGCTGTGCTATGAACTCGGCTACCTGACGTTCGCTGTTAGTGAGTGTTACTTCAGTGTGTGTCTGCCCATGTGGTTCCAATTTTGAACTCTCCGTCCAGCGGACATCTGAGGTTAAACGATACGCCAGCCTCCTTGAGGCAGCTGACTGCGAGTTGACCGTAAATCTCTGCTTGTTCTGTAACCACCTCCGATTGAATCTCATCGTGTATGTTCCCTATGAAGCGATAGTTCAGGTTCTGTTCAGAAGCTGCGTCGTCCAAGAGGAGCAACGCTCGTTTCATTACGATAGCACCTGCGGCCTGCAGTAAAGTGTTTAATGCACTATGCTCGGATCGAACCCAGAGTCGTCGTCCGTCGAGTCCTCGTAGGTAGCCTCGCCTAGACGCTTGCCCAACTCTGTCTCGTAGAGCTTCAAGAGCAGGTGTATTTCGAAGAAAGCGGTTCCGAAGAACTCGACCATCTGCTGCAGTTCCTCCGACGATGGTTCCGATTTTAGCGTCTCCGGCTCCGTACAGGAAAGCATATATGAAAGTCTTTGCCTGAGGTCTTGTCTGAAGACCCGCAGCAAGTTGATTTCTGGTGTGAATGTCTCCGTCAAGCAGAGCATCTGTAAACTCCTCGTCGCCCATGTAGTGAGCGAGCATCCGTAGTTCTAGTCCACTAGCATCAAAGCCTACTAGCTTGTAACCCTCTGGTACAATCCAACACTTACGGCACTCTTCCCCGTACTCTGAACTAGCAGAAGGAACTTGTGCCATGTTGGGCCGTTGGTGTGTCATACGTCCAGTGACAGCACCGTTACTTATCACCCGCCCGTGTACCCTACCGTCGTCCTTGACGTGTTCCAGCCACGAGTTTACTTGTGCGTAACGCTTTTGCAGTAAGAGGTACTCCAAGACTTGTTGCGCTTCGGGGACATGATGATTCTCTTTAAGCGATTTCTCATCAACAACAGGCTTGCCTGTCGGAGTGAGGCTCGTCCAAACTGCACCCTTAGGTGTAAGCCTGTCGGCCACTTGTTGCCGCGACCCAACGTTGAATACAGTGACTTTATCCTTGAGTCTCTTACCAGTTTTCTCTGAGTATCTCTCTTCAACAATCGGCGGGAAAATCTCTTGTAGACTATGTTCAATTTCATTCATACGCTCCTTGAACTTAGCGCAGAGCATGTGACACAGGCGTTCGTCGAGCAACCAGCCGTTCCGTTCTTGTTGGTGCATGAGGTACTGAACGTGATGTTCTAGTTCGATACTCTCTTCTGAGAACCCGTCGAGTTCCTGTTGAAGCCTGTTGTACACAGCCTCTGTTAGCTCTACGTCACGTAAGCAGTAGTCGATCATCTCTGGTGTGAGCTGTGACCAGTCCTCGTGGTCGCCCTTGGGGAAGCCAAGGATGTTACCCCAGTTCCGCAGGGAGTGTCCACCAGACCGGCTGGGGTTAGCCAAGCGTGACAGTATCAGGGTATCAGTGACCATAGTCCTGTCAAAAGTAAAGTCCCAAAGATGCTCAACCACAGGAACATCAAAGCCAATTCCGTTGTGCAAAACGAACATGGCCGGGGCTTTACGCGATACATACGCTTTGAAGTCTTCTTCATTACAGATTACCTCGCTCTCTCCGTTGTGACGGCAGACTGCACACCAGATAGTTGTGGCGTCTAGACCGTCAGTCTCTATGTCACAGAAGACTAGGTTCAAAACTCTGCCTCCCTCGGGTTAGGGTTACCGCACTCTTGGATACGGCCTGTGAACCTGTCGTACCGTAGCCAACACGCTGGTCCTGTCTCTCCGGCGTACCGATTCTTCAGCACCCTGACAGCCGTAGTGTTTCGTTCGGCTGGGTCTTCGGCCTGTTGGTTACGTTCCATACCGATCACCATATCAGATAACTGAGCGATAGACTGAGACCCACGTAAGTCCTGCAGACTGATACGTCCACCGTCCTCGTGGGCTGTCCCTGTGCCGCGCCGTAAGTGGGACACGAGGAACAGGGTGATGCCTGTCTCTGCCACCAGTGTGCGTAGCTTGGTCATAATCTCATCTATAGCTTTCCGTTCGTCCCCGTTCTCTTGAGAAGAAACCACGATTGACAGGTGGTCGAGTACGATATATCTGCAGTCGCAGGCCTTTGCCATGTGCCGTACTCTTGAAAGAAGCTCATCGGCTGATGTTGATCCCCAGTGATCGAACAGGAAGTAACGTCCAGACCCCATCGTTGCTTCCCAATGAGGTCTAAGCTCAACAACAGGCGTGTCTTCCTCCAAGTGGAGTCGCCTTGATGCTGCCACCGACATAATTCCCAGAGCTGTAGTCGCGACGTCCTCCTCCAGTGCAAGTACACCGATGTTGGCGTCTGTGCGTTGAAGCAGATCGTACTCAAGCTCTCGGATAAACTGGGACTTTCCCATACCACTACCGCTTGTGATAGTGACAAGTTCGTACGGTCTGTGGCCTCGTGTGACATCGTTCAACCCCTCCCAAGGGTACGGTACACTCTGTATCTGTCGTTTGTTTACGAGGGCGTCCCACGTATCTGAACCAGCGACGATACCGTCGGGTCTGTAAACCTTCGAGTCCCACCACGCCTGTGTAAACTCCTGCACCCTGTTAGCTATCAGCATTTCGCTGGCGTCCTTCAGGGGTAGCTTACATATCTTGAGTTTGTTGGGGCTGAACAGGTCTTTGATCTGATCTGTTGCTAACTCTCCTGCCTTGTCTTGGTCAAAGCAGATGACCACATTCTCGTAGCCTTCGAGCCACTCTAGTTGTGCCTTGATCTCCTTGGCGGCACTAGATGCACCAGCCCGAAGGGACACTACGTCCCACTTCTGTCCGAACATCTCGTACACAGACATGGCGTCTACCTCGCCCTCTGTGATGGTGATGTACTTACCTCTACCCCTGCACTGTCGCTGACCGAACAGCCCTACGTTGGTCATGTTACCTGTACAGAGAAAGTCCTTGGTGTTTACGATGCGACACTTAGTGGCAATTATCTCGCCAGTGTTGACGTCGTGGTACGGGTAGAAATGTTTGGCAATTTTACCATCCGGCGCGTAGTCCACCGATACTTGGTATTTTTTCACAGTATTTAGTGACAGCTTGCGGTCGTGGATAGAAGCAACCACACCACCTAGCTGTAAGTTACTGGGTGTAGTCACCTGAAATTCTTCTCCTGTCTCGCCGTTAACGTGGTAGTCACAGCCCGGAGTAAAACAATGGCGGCCACCGTTAGAGTAGACCGCCACGTTATCCCTACTACCGCACTTAGGACATGGTTCCTTGTGTTGGTAGCCGCTAGACACAGTTAAAAGTCCACACCCTCTGTGACTTCTTGAGGTGCTTCTTCGAGTACACGGATGGCGTTGAGGTACGTCGATGTACCGTGTTCACCTACGGCTGGCCCGAGGTTGTACAGCAATCGTACACGGGAGTTGCGAGGGATTTCACCAGAGTAGGGGTTGTCATCTGCGTCGATTACACGTAAGTCAAACTTACTGGTGAACTTGCGTTGCTTGAATACCTTGTCCTCTGGTTGGTACTCTCTGATCTTTACACCGTTAGATGACAGCTCATCAGCTACGTCGTCGTCTAACGTGATAGTCAGAGAATATTTGCCAGTGCTTTGGTCTTTGTACACTTCGTGTTGGGTTACGTTACTGAATGCAACTAAGCCTTCTATAGTATTCATAAGTTCTAGTCCTTGGTTGTTTAACAAAAAGGTTAACCATCTTGTTTGCTAACCTTCGTTAATATTGTATCAGCGATTTGCTGGACTTCTTCCAGATTTACACCGTGCTGTGTAATATTACCTGAATTATTTTGGTCAGCTTCGATTACCTCGTCGAGTCCCATCTGAGCTGCTATAGCTATGAAGTTACAACCAAAGCAGAGTTGTAGGTTGTTGTCTATTTCTTCCTCCAGTAAGCAGTCACAGGCTTTACAGTGCATCGCTGTAGTCTCTCCCGAAGAAACCCTCCCACTCGCTCTCTAGCTTACTGTAAGACCACCTGCGGTAGTAAGCGTAGTGTTCCTCTAGTTTGCTCCCATCGCCCTCGTACACGCTGGCGGACCAGTGGGACCACTCAGCCATATCTGACAGCATTATCTCGTACTGTGGATCTACCTCACCTCGTTTCGTTGTCATTGGGTATTCCTCCCTATTCCTTTACCTTCGTCTCGCCACGTACCGTCGCACATGTCACGGAACTGGTCGAGTTTGCCCTGGTTGCGTAACTTCCGCAGTGCCTTGAACTCGATGGCACGGACGGACTCAGGCGATATGCCCAAGACCTCCGAGATCTGTTTGTACGTCATCGGTTTGCCGTTTCCTTTCTCTGTCTCTTTCACAACTTTATAACTCCTTCTGTTGCGCGTGTATTTGTTTTAGGCGGTCCAGTATTCTCTGGCAGTCATCTACTGCTACCATATCTACTATACCGCGTTCGTCTATTTCGTCTCCGTACTGCGTGTATTTAGCCGCCTCGTTTAGCTCTTGGAATGCTCTGGTCGCCTTTACTTTTAACTTTAAAACTTGACTTGTCACAACTCTACTCCTGCGTGTTTGTAGTACTGTTCTTCCTCGTGGTCGTACTGGCACTCCTTACAGTAGCCTGTGTCCTCGTGTACCCTGTCCACCAGCTGGTAGCACCCTTCGCACATGATGGTGTTCTTCAGGTACGGAAGTTTGGCGTACGGCCCTGTGCGTTCGTACCAGTGGCTGTAGTCGTTCAAGGGGTCGTCTGTAATACTGCACGGCATGTCGTTCATAATGTTAAGTTCTCCTTTGCGTGTTCAATGTCTACGTTTACGAAACAGGCGAGGCTACTTGTACCCCAGCTGTCTGCGTTTGTCAACTTGTAAAAGGACCACGAAGGCTCTGTCGGGTGAGACGATACCCATTTCGCACCTTCTGCGATTTGGTCGCCTTCGAAGTACTCGCCCGTCAACATGCACGGATAAGATTCCATAACTAAATACCCTCCTCGCTGAATATGAGCCAAGCGACTAATACAAGGCAACCGAAACTCCAAAGCCAAATAATATCTGATTCCATTGTTTAACCCTCCGATTCTTTTAAGATTACATCGCCAAATCCTTTGTATCCCATTATAAACCTACACCAAGCCCAATCTGACCAGAGGTTCGGACAAACTGGTGGCGCTTTGAATACGTACCGGCCTTCCTTGAATCTTTGAAGTAGTTCCTCTTTGGTTCTCTCTATTGGCATGGTTCAGCCCTCCAAATCTTGGCTGTAAAGTTCAGCTATTTCGTGGAAGTCTACACTTGAGAGCCAGCCGTTAATGATGTCGCTTAGTAATCCGTCTCCGTACGTGTTTTCTACCTCTACACTCTCCAGAAGCTCATGAACGAAGCTCTCGACGTCCTCGGCGTTGACTTGCTTCCACCTGTCAGATTGTAATCGTCCCAGTGTGTCAGCCTCTGAGAGCCACAAAGAAGCCTGCCAAGTTTCAAAGTTTCGCCATCCGTTGTATGTATCGTTGCTCATTTGTTTATCCCTCGTTTGGTTTGTTTACTGGTGAATCAGGACAAGTGCCGTGACGCCTAACATGAGGCAGATTCCGAAGTAAATTAGATACAAAGACAGCTTCTCAATTGGTGTAAGTAAGTCTTCAAATTTTCCTTTAGTTGACATTGTGTTTGCCCTCATTTGATTTGTATAACTGCGCTATCTGCTCTGTAGCCTACCTTGGCTGTTTTTCGTCTAACGATCTTACCTGTAACCTCGTCGCCAGTCCAGTCCAAAGTTTTACCGTCTCTGAAACCGATTGCGTGGCCTCTGATAAACACTATCCAGATTCCGCCCCTGCTCGCGTAATCCTTGTAAAACTGGTTTAGGGTTAACCCTTTGAGATCGTCTCGAACCTTTGCGGTGTGGCCTAGCTTTTCGGCAAATGCTTTGGTTGCCGCTGTTGCCGCCGCTGAGCTGGGGCCTTTACGGTGTGGCCTTCCGTACTTTGCCAAGTGTCGGTGGGCCTTGCCGTATGACGTATCAAAAGCACCAGCTAAAGCGCGTACCGTGCAATCATTGTTCTCGCGGTAGCGCTGTGTTTGTTTGAACATCTGTTCTTGTGTTCGCATTGTGAAACCCCTGTTTGTTTAGAGTATCGCCAAAAGCCACAGCGTTGTAGCCTTTGGTGATACCCCGTTGCGTAACCATCTTCCCTAGTCGCTCGGATTGTCTGCCCTTGCTGGCGGGTTGCAGTGTTTCGCGTCAGGATTGTCTGCCCTTCGACGATACCGCTCAGGTCACGCTCTGGAGTATCTCACTGGACGCTCACGGTGAACGCTGGTTTACCCTCTGTCGTGACGGCTCTCTGGACTAGGGCAATCCCTAGGTGATCCGTTGAACGTCTGACAGGCTACGGTAAACCGTTTCCAGTGTCGAAGGCGGCTTACCCTCTGCAACCTCTGACGCGTGTTGCTGACTTTGGCTTTCGGGGACTTTGGATTGCCTCTGTCCCGTACTCGTTACCATAACCCTCTAACCTCTGCGAGGGATCTCGTTGCGGCTTTCCGGAATCCGGTAGCGACATGCGCTGAGATGAGTACACCTTGCCTGAATGTTTTTGGACTGTCAACAGGGACACGTAAAAAAACTTTGTGTGAATATTACCACTAAAGAATTCTTGACGGGGTGAATCGTCTGTGGTAAGCGCGAGTGACTGGTGTCTGCCTGAGGGTACTTCTCTGGCTCACACACTCGTGTTACCTGTGTTACCTGTGTTACCTGCGGGTGTGTTACCTGTGTTACTTTTAGTAACCCTGTGTGTAACCTGTGGATAACTCGGGCCTGTGGAAAACCTGTGGATAACTTGGGCCGGGGGCCGGGGTTGACGCATGTCGTCGCGCGTGGTTGCCACCCAAGTTTGCAAGAGGGTAATTTTAGAAAAAGGGGTAATAATACCTAAATTAACTCGTGTGCTAACCCTTTGTTTTAACTCGTGTTTCCTTGGGCGGCCTAAAGGAGACTAAATAGGGTGGAAACTAAAGAGGTAATTAGTATTCTTATGAAATATTACCACAAATAAAGCTTGACTTTTGGATAAAAGTATGGTATAATATATTCAGATATTAAGTATTACTAATAAAGGGTTCGTATAGATCCCCTCATCTGTATACTTAAGTTAGGGGACTCATGCGAAACCGTGTAAAACAGACAGGTACTGGATAATGTCAGACGAAGACACCCAAGAACCGCCAAAGAGAGGCCGTGGCCGTCCAAAAAAAGGAGAAATTGTAGCAAAAAAGAAGGGTTCTAGAGGAATCCGAGGTCGTCCAAAGGGCGATGCTGCAATAATTAACGAGTACAAGGCCCGTATGCTGGCTAGTCCTAAGTCAGCCAGAGTTTTAGAAACCATATTTGAAGCTGCACTAGACCACGATCACAAGAATCAAGCTGCTGCGTGGAAACTAGTGATGGATCGTATTCTGCCAGTAGGTGCATTTGAGAAGGAAGTGGTAAAAGATGCAGGGAGAAGTGCAATACAGATCAACATTACTGGCGTTGGAGCTACAGAAGTTTTTACTAGCCCTGAAGAGGGAGAAACTATCGATGGAGAAGCAGTCGATGTCACAGGATAAGGTTAACGCATCACTCAAAGAAGCTCTGGACTACGTTGTACGGGTAGGTGATGCTACTTCTCAGTTAGTTAACGTTGCTGTTCTCTTTGGTGACAACGCTAACGAGTCCGTCTCAGGACGCTCCCACA